AATTTTGAATTTTCTTTTCAGGTGCATTGGGATCTGTGGTTAAATATTCTATTCTATAACCAACTAATGACCCATTTTCAAATTTTGATATGTCTGCCGCAGGGATTTGACCCGAATCAAAAATTATACCCCTTACATTAGGGAATGCGGATAAAACGCCACAATCTAATATTGTGGTTCTAATTTCTTTAGGTTTAATTACTAAAGTATAAATTCCTTTTTGATTGAAAATCGTAGTAGGAAGTTGTAAAGTATAAAGTCCTCCAAATATTTGATTTGTTACGGTTGGGTTATCAATTTTTTTAACAATTGCATTTGGATCTAATTTTATTAGATTTACATTACCTATTTGATCCCTAGACGGGGTAAAATGGTAAAAAACGTCCATGTCATTTGGTGACACATCTGATGGTCTTATAATTCCGTAATTTCCAGTTGACATTCTATAATATTATTTTTAATTACTTTTTTATTTATTTTAAATTCTTTAAACTAAGTTATAGTACCCATTTCCATATAATTCAAGTTGTTCCATTGTCAAAACTGACCTTATCCTTGAATGTCTTTCAAAAACGGATGCTGTACCTCTATCAATAAATACATTATTTTCGACTTTTGGTGGAAAAACAATCCCAAAATAAATTTCTTCTTTAGTGATAGCAGATAATGAAGTATTACTTGAGTTCCATCCCTCACTTTGATATGAAACTTCCGTATATGGTATTGAAAAATATGTATTAATCGTACTATTAAACAATAATCGATTAAAATTGTATGTTTTATAGTGTAGCCCTGTACCTGCAATATTTCCAATTTGAGCATCTATTGTATATGCAGTATAATTGGTAAATAGTCCATTTACATCCACACCAACAAAATAATTAGGGTCTATACTTAAATTAAATCCTGGTATTAAAGGGGTACTTGTAATATAACTTGTAACAGAAAATAATTTATCATCAGTAAGACCTGTGATAATTCCACCCGCCGCATAAAAATCAGATTCAGTTTGACCGTTTAATCTAGCAAAATAACGGATATATGGATCTGTAGTCGAAGCAGAAAAAATTTGGTTTACCGATGGTGGTATAACAAAATTTGGATATGTTTCTTGGATTAATGTATAATCTACTGCACCAGGACTTGTGACGTATGGTACATCCGTAAACAATCCCATATCGTCAATATTTTGTGTTAAAAATACATTTATATAAATGTACTCAAAATCTAACCTACCCCAATTACTATCAAATTTTTCTGCATTTTGTAGAATTATTTGTTTGTTATTGAGACCTTTACAACACCCTTTCTCCCTAAGATCTTTAGTTAAAAGTTCATAGATCAAAGGTGTTTTTTTATTTCTTAAATCACCTAAATTTATAATCTTTTTAATTAATTCCATTAATAAGTTTTTAAATTTATAGTGATTGTATTATTTATTGATTCTACAGGTGATAAAGGATCTCCTGTATTTGTAACATCCGAATTTCCATCTTCGTTTAATATATAGTAATATTGTTGTCTTTTTGTCTTATCATAAAAAAATTTACATTCAATATAGTTATATCCGTTTGATGTGATATTCACAGAATCTGATAACAATGGATTTAAAAGATTTGTTGTACTATAAAGATTTATCACTTTACCCGTTTTAGCATTCATTAGTGAGGGTCTAATATATAGTGTAATTGGTAAATCATTTTTAAACCAATAAAAATTAAAACCTTCACCTAAACTAGAATTATAAATTAAATTTTGAAAATTACTCTCAAATTTTAATGGTATTGTTGTTTGATCTTTTAAAATTTCATTATTAAACCAATTCGGATCAGTTCTTAAATGTATAGTTTCTCTTGCAACTAATTTTTGTACTTTAGTGTCTATACTATCGTAAAAATTTAATCTTAAATATGTACGTATAAATGGATTTCTAAAATAAGTAATATCTTCTTCTGTTAATTCTAAAAAACTTAAAGATTTATCAATTAAATAATTTACCCTATACGCATCGTTTAAAATTAAAGGTGAATTTGTACTTCTGTATGTCGGATAAAAAGGATATTTTTCTTGATCAAAGATTGGGTTTACTGCCTTTTCTTTTTCTTTTTCAACAAATTCAGTTTCTTGTAGTTCAGTATTGTCAATAGGGAAAAAATCTAACCCAAATGGTATAGATATTGTAGATGCACTTGTTCTTATCGCATCTAATCTAATTTGTATTTTATTAACAATCTCCATCTATCGGATCAATATATTCTCCAAAATTATTATTACAATTAATTCCTGCCAACCAATAATTATAAGTATTTCCTGTTATACTATTTTGATTTCCTCCCCCATTAGTCGGACCCGCACCATTAAATGTCGTCAAAACAAACGATCCTGATGTAATAGTAATACTAAAATCCGTATCATTACAGTTTTGAGTGGACTGTGTTAGAGTATAATTTATTCTCAATTCTAAAGTATCTCCAACATTCATTGGCACTGACACTGAGGTTGTAGGATTGTAAGTTGAAGTACCTACTAATCCTGGTACATTTAAAATTGAATATGTATTAACTAATTGACCATTTCGTTTATGTTCGACTCGTATAAAAAATCTTGCAGTTGCACAAGGTGAAATACCTGTAGTATTATTTGATACCGCAATTATTGAAAGTGCATAATCAAAAACATAAACTCCATCAACCGAAGCAGTATAAATTGTATTACTTGCATTCATATTTGGACTTGCTAGAACTGCCGTAGGGAAACTTATTAACCCTGTCCCCGTTTCAGAATTGTTTTGCATGTCTGTAGATAACGAAAATGTATCTACTCCTCCAATTGGAATGGTATTATTAAAAAATATTGAATTTGTATTATTTGTATTTGTATTATTAGTATTTCCGCTTTGGGTGAAACAAAATTCTAACTGTTTTGGATTTTGTCTATATAAACATAAATCATGTTCACTAAATATATATGTACATCCATTTAAAAATGGATAATCTACCCCATTACCTCCGGCATCAAAAAATCCAGGTGTTAATAAATCTCTCCATTGTTTAACTCCGTCTATAGTGACCGCATAATCAGGTACACCAACATCGGGTAACGTTAAATTTTCTTTTTCAACTAATGAAGAATATTCTAATAATTGTATTTTATCATGTGCAAGATAATAATAACCTTCAGGATAAAAATTATCTTCTCTATTTACCGTATTAAATCTATAATATGGTACTTCTAAAACTCTCTCAGTAATATCACCCTCATTATAATCTATGATATCACCAAAAAAATCTGTTCTATTTTCATCAATTTTTTCTATGATATATGGAAATGGTGGTAATGGGTTTGCAGAAGTACCCCCATATATTGATGTTACACTATATTCGTCACACCTACTTTGTCTATTTAATAATAAACCTGCTGATAATTCAGTCCAAGGCTCCATATCCGCAATAAAATTAGGTCCCTGTTGATTCGTGTATTTTATTTTTGTTAAATATAATTCAGTTATTGGTCTGTTCAAATAATCCTTATAGGGACTTGTATCGACATCCAATTGATAATGATATAACTGAATTGGATCGTTAAATATGTTTTTAGAAAAAGCTGCTCTATAAATTTGATAATCATTTAATTCAGTAATCGCTTTAAACCTTCTAACCAAATATTGTGATTCTATCCCTAAAACAATTCTTTTAAACCTCAAAGGATTATTAGAAAATGTAGAATACGCAATTACATTTATTGGTATGTCATCATCATAAAAATCAATCCAAAAATTGTAATCATCTTCAATTAATAGGACATTAAATATTTGTTCATTAATTGTTTGAGTTACAGGTCTCATTATTATTCTATCCCCTTCAGACAATCCGTGTTTAATTCCCGTCTCTATTTTAGAAAATGATCTTCCATTTATTGTTCCTCCTGAAATATTTTTTATTACAATACCATCACATAATGAAACATTACCTAATGGTGGCGGTACAAAAGGTGAAGAAAAATACATGCCACTACAATTAGCATAATACGGATATGTAATTTTAAAATACCAATTTTGTCTAGGATTACCTAATGGATCTAACATTGTCGTTCCACTACCAGCTAAAGGTAAAAAATAAAAATCATTGGGAACGGGTCTTAAATATGTATCTACACACCCTCTTAAAGTGCCTGAAGTGTTTTCTCTATAAAAAAACCATCCGTCCCTTTCTAATAGAATATCTTTATATCCAAAATTTTGAAATACAGTTACATTAGGATTAAATTCTCCTGTATTACCAGTTAACTCTAAAATTTTTTCATAACTTCTTTCACCCGTAACATTAAATAATACATTACTAAAAACTCCTCTTAAAATTCCACTTAATCTATAACAAGAAGAATTATTTCTTTCTTTAGTAAATTGTTCATATTCGTTTACGGCAACATCTAATTCACCTAAAGGTAATACTCTATTATCTTGTTCTAAAAAAGTATTAAGTTGAAAGTTAGATAACTGACTTCCTTGAAATAATTTATTACTTAATATTTTTTTATATTGTTCCATAATTATGTCCAACAATTTGTTTTTTTATCATTACATCCTACGGATTTTATTGAGATGCATTGACCCACTTGTTGATTAGCACTAATATCGACATATGAGGCATAAAATGTGAATATTTCATTTTTACAAATTCTAACTATACCATTTGATGTGGGGTATCCAATATTACTACCAATTACTGGTGCATTTTCATAAAATCTAATTTCATCCAATGTCGCATTAAATGGTCTTCTTTCTACTCTAACCCAAAAACCTGTAGTTGCCTGTTTTTGTATTTGTGCTAAAGGCGCCCCATTTAATGTCCCTAATTGATACCAATAAGTTGACGGGTTAGACCAATTACCTACAGTAAATAGTGTAGATTCTACATAGAAAATCCCTCCACTAGGATTTGTATAAGAGTAATTATTTACAGCACCAATATATCCAAATATATACCAAGCATAAGGTTGTGATCCTGCCTTTGATGCCCTATAACCAACATAAATTAAATCACTTTTAATTACACTTACTATTTCACTATCTTGTGAACCACAAGCATCTATTGTAGTTGCCGTGTATTGAATTCCTGGACATGAACCTCCAGGAATTCCTTTTTTAGTTACTTCATAGTCATAACTATTACCACTCCAATAATAATTTAATGACGTATTTTCTATAATATAAGTAAATGGTGGTACACCCCCATTGGTGACCCCCCATGTTACTGATCCATTTGTTGAGGTACCGGAACATGAACCAACAGATGACGCAGTTAATGTAAAACCACATGATTCTGTGATGTCTATAGTTATACCCGAAGAACTTAAACAACCGTATTGACCTCCCGAATCGTAGACATTTGCAAAATAAAATTGACTAGTCGATCCAGTGTTTGTTGGGACATAAATTGGTGGTGTATTAGTACATTGTGACGTTTCACTTAAATTATATACAAAAAAGTTTCCAGTATTTGCAGTACCAACATCCGCACCATAAGTCCAATCTATCGTATATGGTGGTATTCCACCCGTAGGTAATATTTCAATAAAACCATCAGTTGTGTCAGGACATATATAAGGACTATAATTTATAACTATTTCAAATGGTTGTGGATCTTCAACTATAAATGTTTTTTTACATATTTGTCCAACATTATCTTTAACAACCACAGTATAGAAATCAGAATAAAGACCACTTATAGTATCTGTACATAACTGACTACTATTTGGAGTTGGTAGTGTTATTGGTGAAGGTTGAAATGTAAAGTCTACACAAATTGGAGTCATTGTTGATCCATATTTACCTTTAAACCAATTATACTTATATGGTGGAGTTCCATTTTCTGGCATTGCCGTTATAGAGCCTGTTCCTCCACCTATACATTTGTTATTTTCTATTTCACCATTTATTACAATTGGGCATGGTTCTTTTCTTTCGCATGGTGCAAAATATTTAGATGTTAATTTATCTATAGCACTTTTACCCGGTAATAATCCAAAATAAAAATAAAAAGAATTATTTATATAATTCGCTCTCTGTAATAAATGTCTGTTTGATTCATTAAATTGTGGACTAGGATTTAGATATCCATTTTGACTTAAATATATTTTTCTATAATTTCTCCAATCACTATTAAATCCTCCATCACCATTTAATATATCTAAACTACATTGTCCAGAATTTAAACATTCTAAATCTGCCCTAATTTCTCTTGCCTCATCCTCTAATGATGTATTATCAATAGGTTCTGAATCACCAACTTCAGGATCAACATTTAATTCACACACCCTTGATGTATTTCTACATTGGGTTGGATTTTGTTTAACTTGTATACAATTAATTGTTACCAATAAACTATCAATTCCTCTTTCATCACCATCCACACCATCTGACAAATCTATTGGTTCTAAAAAATTAAAAGTTGTGGTAGGTATTTCAGTAATTACTTTAGGTTTACCAAAATAGTCACAATTTTTAGATGAACCTAAATTATATATGTCTGTGGCGAACAAATATTTATCGTCAAGTGTTGCTGCATAATACAATTCAAAATCCGTTTCAATGATTGCCCCTCTTCTTGTATCATACACCAATACACAATCAGGATTTGTTCCTCCTTGACAGATTTGATCCTTTACAAATTTTTTTGCACTTAACACATCCGCATTACAAAATTTAGAACCATTATTTTTTTTATATTTATATTTAAATAAAAAAGCAAATAAAGTACCATTAATCCAATCGTTTGTAAAATAAAATGAATATATATTAAAAGCTTCTGCTAAGATTGATTGGAAACAATCTGAGTAAGCGTTAATATCTACTGCCTCAACGTTTTGATTGCTAGGGGGGAGAAAACAAGCAGGTGCATATGTGACACCATTACATTGTGGACCAACGCAATCGACATCAAAACCAAAAATATAACCAAGACCATTAATTAAGGAGGCAATTATATTTACTGCAGTTATTACAGGAAATAATACGTATATTATTAAAAAACATAAAAAATTAAATAATGGATTTGTATTTCTATCATATCTATTAAACGGAAAAGGATTATTATTTAAACTTTCAAAAACGTCTTTTATTCCAATAAAGTTAGTATCTTTACACTCAGTTTCGTCTCTATTAGAATATCTGGCAATAAATTGTTTTACTGTATATATACCATTCCACTCTAAATTTGCAAAATTTGGTCTACCATCAATAGTAAAATCTTGTAAATCATCACCAAAGGTATAGTCACCATAATTCGGCACTAAAAATTTTGCCCTGCTTCTTACTCTCGCAAAACCTTTTAGATAATCATTCATGCCAATTCTAAAACGATAGGACGCTTTAGTCGCAATACCAACTTCAGGACTACCACTATCAATTAAATTACCAAATTCATCAGTAACTTTATGTTCTAAATTCATTGGTAATTGTAAAATCCAAGTACCATCTTCATCTATATTTTGATTACCGTTTATGACAAAAGATTCTAAACCTCCGAATGGTGTTTTACGTATCATTTCAATTGTACCAGGACCGGTAATCAATTGATTCATATACCCCAATTTTTTTCTTGGTCTGCAATTTTTGTTTACTGAGTTTTTTTCAGAATCTCCAAATATTGATCCAATAAAAAATGCGTTTGTTTGGATGTCATACCCTAAATCAAAATCTACTCTATTGATACCAATTTCACATTCATCAATATCCCCCCAAAAAGGTAGGACATTTATAGTTCTGTTTTGTATTCTAACTTGTGGTAATTGACTAATATTCGGTGAACTAGAAAATTTATTATAAGTTTCAAATGATTCTGAAGGTGATCCTTGTCGTATCATATCATATGGTTTTTGACTCAAATAACCAATATCACTTAAATCAACATCCATGTGCACAGTTTGTACCCCTATTGGTACACCAAATATCATGTAGTCACCTGAAGCATTAGTAGAAGTTGTAAATTTATAATATTTTCCATAAACTTCACACCAAGGCTCACAATCTAAAATTCGTCTTTTTTCGGGAAAACTTCCTACTGCAGTATGACAAATATCGTCAACTAATGGACTTTGTGTTAGTAAATTATATTTTATACCATCAAAACCTCTATCATCTACTGACTCAAAAGGGTAAACCGCTCTAATTAAACTATTTTCTTTATCTTCTTCAGAAATTGGGATAAAAACGGAAATTTTAGCGTTTGGAACCCCTACCCCTTTATTACAGATAACTCTTCCTGCAATAACCCCATAATCCGAACAATATTTCCTATATACCTGTTCTTGACCGATTCTTAAACTCAAAATTTCTAAAAAATCAAAATTTTGTGTTAAATTAACTTTTACGTATTTGTCTGAACCTAAAGGTGTTGTACGTATACGAATATTATTGTTACTTTCGCTAACTGACATTTACTATTTTTAAATAAATATTATTTTTTATTTTTTTTATCTTTAACAAACGTTATAAATTTTACTAAATCTATATTTTTCCCAAAAGTCAATTTAGTGAATAAAATTACAACAACAAATGGAATTGCAATACTCAATGCAATTGGTGTTATTAGTAAAAACATTAAAAATCCAATAAGTGAAAATTTATCGTTTTTTAATAAAATAAAATTTAATTTTTCCGAAAAAGTTTTTTTTCTTTCTATTTGAACCTCATCTAAAAGGTTTTCATTGTTGTTTTTACATCCGCATCCCATAATATTTAAAATATTATATAATATACGAATGTTATCTATAAAGTAACCTGAAAATATTAAGATTTGATTCTACAAACGATATCTTTTTCGGGGTATTTTATCTCGAACATTGAATCAGGATCTGCAAATAATGTGAATTCACCCAATAAATTTATCTGTCTTGTAGTTGGGTCAATTAATGGTTGTGAAACTTCATTTAAAGAATATTGATTACCCCCAACTTTGTTATAAACTCTTATGTCTATTACGTTTAACACTCCACCAATATTGTTTATACTCTCAATCAATTGTCCTAAATAAATATTTTCTCCCATGTCTCTTTGGGTTATGTTCATATAGTTGTAAACTGTATTTACTACATTTGTTACTATTTCAGATTTTGAATACGCGCTGTCAATATAAAGATCAAATTCAAATTTTAAATTATAAATTTTACCGTCTTTTATAACTACAAAATCATTCAACATTCTATAATCTGCCAAATATTCTGCGATATTTTCTTTAAGTGTGTTGGTAGATGAATTAGATAATTTACCATCAGTACCTAAAGTTAAAAGTGAAACTACAATTTTATTTTGTTCTTCAACCACATTAGTTCTGTATGGAACTCCATACTCACCTGGCATTAATAATATTCTTGATTTATAATCTTTTATAGTTACACATCTATTTTGTGCGGTAAAATTATATCTTATTAAAGCACGTATTTGTTCGATATCCAACGCATCTGCACCACCAAGTGCGGGTATTGGGTTGTTTACTGTAATAGAATTTCTAACTGTAGCATTTGTCGCCGAGTTAGGACCTGTAACCGTAGCATCAATTAACCCTAATGTGTTTATTATATTGGGTCCCAAGTTAGTACTTGCACCTCCACCTATTCTATATTTTATGAAAAGAGTGGTATTAGGTTTTAAAACTTCACCAAGAGCACTACTATTGATAAAATTACCAATTTGTTGTACTTGTTGAGTAATTGATGGTGCACAGAAAGATAATAAAGTTGATGTATCTACACTTCCTGCCCCAAAAATTAATTTACAAAAGCCCTTATCAGTAAATTCAGTTATAAACTTTCTACTGATATTAACCCATCTACCGGGTTTTACCCCAGCTCTATCAGAAACTCTTGTTGTGTCTTCCACAAAAATTTTATTTTCTGCTAAAGCTTGTACCTCATACCAACTATTATTAAAATCTAAAAATTGAGTTAATGAAGGTACTGTCGTATAATTAGTACCCTGAAGAGAAATTACTTGTTCTACGTTTAAAACGTCACTATCAGGTAAATACAATTCAAAGAATGGTCTAGAGTCTTGGGTATTTACGTCATATCTAAAAATTTTAGTTACACCATTAAGTGCAATTTCTCGTTTAACTAATGTATAATTTAAAATATTTCCATTAGTATCTATATTTGGTATTACCAATCTATTAGGTATCCCTCCTGATGAATATGGGGATGAGAAATCAATATCTTCAATTGCCTCAAATGTTCTACCTGCACCTATCGCCTGTGATCCTCTTCTAATAAGTGGGGCGTAATCTACGTCAAATGTATCACCTAAAACGGGTACAGTACAACTCCAATCTAAGATAGTTATAGATGGTCTTTTATTGGGTATCTTTAACCCATAAGTCCTTGCAATAGCCAATAACGATCTTTTTTCTTGTGCATAATCCAACTGTGTCTCCTGAAACATTCTATCAGTTTGATATGCAAGTACATCCGCAACACCTGCATTAAGTTCAATTAGCATAGTACCAATTGAACTGTCATTAAAATCGGAAAAAATGTCAGGATAATATTGTCTAACAAAATTTATTAATTCGGTTCTAAAATCGGCGAAGTTTCTTGAGTAATAATTTAGTTTTTTTGACATTTGATTGGATTTATTTTAATAAATATAGACTAAACTAAATTGGTTCATATGTATAATATTCTTTAATTTATTGTGAGATTGCAATCTGAACTGTATCGGTTTCTTCGAAAACACCTTCTCCAACACTAAAATTTATATTAACTACCGCAATGTTTTCGTCATTTGGGTCTATTGTTACTGCAATATCATTTATCCTTAAACCAGGTAGAAACGTATTTACTGCGTCTTGAATTTCTGACATTATGTCTTCATGTGTTGGGGTATCATTTGGCTCAAAAATATAACGTCTTAAATTAGTACCAAAAGTAGGTAGGTAATATCTACTACCTTTATCCGTAAATAAAAGATGTAAAAGATCTGATTTGACCGCATCTTTTGTTGTTTGATTTAATTCTACAAAAAATCCTCTTGTACTATCTTCAAACGGAAATCTAATATTTATAAATCTTTCTGCCATATCTATAAATATAAGATACTAAAAAAAATAAAAAAGGGGAATATTTCTATTCCCCATATATTTCATTTTAGAAAAATTTAAATTTTTATTTTACCTCACATCCATCAGCTCCACATGCAATTTCACCACTTAAATTAGTGTCGTCTGACAATTCCACTACTTTAGTCAAATCCAAATTATGTAAAGATTTCATCATTTTTTCAAATGTTTCTTTATCGCAATCTTCAAAAGGTGCTTGTTTATATGTGTGATCAGAGAACGGTAAAACTGATAAACCGTTATAATGTTTTCTATTTTCCCACATCCACTTACCCGCAGATTCCCATTCCTCAGGTTTTAAAGATATAGTTGCAGAAACATTATGTGTGTTATTACCATTTCTATGTCCCGTTTTTATCCATTCAATATGGACTTTTTTAACTCTTTCAAGTAAATCATGTGCAGATTCAGTTCTTAAAATTGCACCTTCAGGTGCTCTTTGTGGAACACTAATTACTGCAGTGTCATGTGGTCTAAAATATTCATCCTCTACCAACTCAGGATGGTATAGTGAAAGATATGTATAGATTGCCTCATTCTTACCGACACGAATTCTACGAATATAAAAATCATTATGCCAAGCATGAATACCAGATGAAGTTCCCAATACTAATGAAGAAGTACCCGAAGGTTTAACTGTAGTAGTTCTAGCTGCAGGATTTATTCCAATCATTTTTGCAACTTTTTCATTTTCTTCTTTACAAACAGTTGCCGCCTCTTTCATATTATAATTTAATATAGTACCAGAACCGATACCCGTCATACCTACACCAATCAATGCATCTTTTTCTGTTGTACGTTTCCATACATCACGAAGATAGTGGAAGTCAGTATACCCTGCTTGGAGTGTTCCAATAAAAGTTGCTGCCTTTACTCTTTCGTTTAAGTCTTCTTGGGATTCTATGTTTGATACATTTACCTCACAAAGATTACAGAATTGATATGGTCGAAGAGCAATTTCACAACAAGGATTTGTACCCCAATCTTTATCGGTAGTAAAATAAATACCAGGTTCACCTGCACCTGAAGCTTCTACTCGTTTCCAAAGACTCATAAAAAAATCTTCAGTTACTTTATGTCTAACAAGTGCTGCTGAGTTATTTGCTCTACCTCTCTGTGGATTTTGTTCCCACCAAGGACCTGATTTACATGCAATCATTTCGTCATCATCCGCACTAAATAAACTAATAAGTGCAGCTCTACGAATACCACCTGCTAGTACAGCATCTGCAATATAACAAATGATATCATGAACTTGAATTGGTTTTAATTTATTACCATCCTCAACGTCACTCAATACTTTTTTAATATTGTGGATACAATCTTTTAAAGGTTGAGGTCCTGGTGCTTTACCACCTGACGTTACTAATCTTGCCCCTTTTGGTCTAATATCAGAATAATCAAATATTGGTGTTGATGTATTTTCACCAAAATAAGATTTCATTAATGTTTTAATTGCGTCCGCCCATCCTTCAATACTGTCACCGATCAAATATCTACGAGTTCTATTTGGATTTGGTTTTCTAATTTCAGGTAAATCTATAATGTGGTGTTTCTGTACTGAATAACCTACACCTGTTCCTCCAAGTAACAAAAACATTACTTCAGAAAAACTGTCAATGTGGTCAATAGGTAAATAAGCACAATTATAAATTCTGTTTGGACTTATTTCGATTGATCTACCACCAAATTGTAATGATCTCATTGATGGTAAAACTTTTTTGTCGTATACAAATTTATATACTTCTCTTATTTCATTTTCAATATGCGGATATTTTTTAATGTGCATATTCATGTTTCTTGTAACTAATTCGTCCCAAGTTTCTCTTCTTTGTAGTTCAGGAATATACTTAGCATATTTCATATGAACTGTAATATCACTAAGTATTTTTTGTGAGATATCCATAATTTTTTATATTAATTAATTATTGTATTTTATTTTTTAAACTATTTTTTGCATTATTAACTTTAGCCAAAGCATTGGTAACTCTATCTTGGTTACTCTTATCTTTAAATTTACCCATTTGTAAAATAGATGTCGTAGATGTTTCGGTAGTATCTATATGAAGTAATCCATTATCAAAACGTATGTCTTCAAAAACTATTCCGTCCTTACCAAATCTTGATTTTAAAATGGCCATGGTAGCCAAATTATCTTCTTTTTGTGGGATTGTTCTTGCAACTGATAAAATAAAGTGTCCAATCTGTCCTTTTTTTATCGAACCGCCAATCATATTAGAATCAACTATATCCGCACCAATTGATGATCTATTTCCCTGAACCGCAGTCCAACCAACAATATTCAATTCAGAAATCATACTCTCAAAGGATCTCATAATATCACCTTCACCTGCATACTCATCATTATAATGTTTAGTTGATACTACACAATCAATGTAATCTAATAAAACAATATCGGGTCTAATTCCATCTGAAATTAATTTTCGTAAATATTGTTCTATCTGTTGCATTGTAGTATTTGCACTTTTAAATTTTTTCAGTATTAGATGATTATCCTTTCCTTCTTTTTTCTTATTAACCATCTCCATCACCTCCTCTTTATGATTATTTAAATCATTAAGTGCAATGTTAGTCATACAGGTAGTATGTTTTCTTTGTATAACTTTAGGATTGTCCTCAAAAAATATTTGTACAACATTATGACCAAGATCCCATGCGGTATGTGCAAATCTCGTAATCAAAGTTGTCTTACCAACCCCAAACGGTGCTAATATTACCCCAAGTTCTCCTTTTGAAAGTCCACCTTCCATTAAATTATCTAATCCATTAATCCCTGTTGGTATCGGACTTCTAAAATCATCGGCAAGTACATCTTCAATACCGTCAAATATTTCTATACCAGTATCTTTATGTTCCCCAACCGACACTGCCTTTTTCATTATTTCGACACATTCTTCGTATCTTTCAAAATCGCCACTTTCTAAAATCTTTTCAATTTTTTTATTAGCCTTTTTTAATTCTTGTTGTTTACAAAACCTAATTGCCGTATCTTGTACAAATAAACAATCCTTTTGATCGGTATTTTTTATTTCCTGTAAATTTTCAATTACATATTCCTTCGTAATTTCTTTAGTGATCTTTTGACTTACTATCTGTTCAATTGTAGATATCAATGGAATAGTTTGATACTTCTCATGATAGTCTTTAATTTCGGCACAAATAAGTCTTAAATATTCACTATCAAAATACGTAGGATCTAAAATATCGATTATTGACAATGCAAACTTCTCATCAACAATAAGTTGATTTAATAGCTGTATCTGAAAGCTATTACCTAAATACCCTAAATTTGCTCTACTTTTTGACATTGGAAAAATACTATTACTAATTGATAAATACTATTAAAGTTCAATACCGGCGTAGGTTTGCGAATATTTTTTTTGTGACAATTTTTCCTGAATTGTAGAAATAATTTCAGGTATTAACTCCTTAATATTCACAGAATATCTCACTTTTGGTGGGTATACATTACCAGTAAATCTTTTTTTAGCGACAATTTTGTCATGTATTCTAATTTCTACATCAAAAACATCTTCATTTTCATAAATGTCAATTTTTTGAATTGTTTCGGGATCTTGGGGTTCAAAGGGATTATAGTGTGAGTAAAGATAATCTCTCGTCTTATTTGTTAAATCTTTCTGAACAATTTCCGCCACCTCATCAATTAAATCTTTTAACTCAATTGATTTTAAAACTTTTTCATTGTAACCTTTTAACTGAAAGAATCTTTGGCAAACGATATTATTGTTAATGTACAAATAAAATTCGTAAGGAGTTTTTTCAATTTTTTTCATAATTTGTTTTTTTTTAATTGTTTGTTTTAATTGTTTGTATTTTTTAATCTTAAAAACGGTCTTAAATATTCAATAAATGCCTCTGCATTTCCTGGTATTTCTTTTAGAAATTCATCATCCATCATCATATTTAGAAGATTTTTTATTTCTCTTCCTTCAGGATCTAACGGTGTTTCAATAAATGTTATCAAATTTACTAAACATTTTTCATTTAGTAAAGGAGCGTAAAGATTTATTAATTTTTCATTAACCTCATAAACCATATTACCCTGAATACCAACAGTATTTCCTTCAATAATATTTTGTAATCTTTTTGATTTATTTTTCTTTTCACTTTGTAAGATTTTAGCTTTTTCCAATATTTCGTCTAAAGAGCATTCTCTTTCTTTTAATTCTGGAAATAATTTTAAAAGTGTATCCTCACCTATCCCATCAATTCCTTTTATATTATCACTGGTATCTCCAACTATAATTTTAATTAATTTTAAATTTTTAATATGGTAATCAAAATATTCATCATAGTTATCTATGTTATATATTCTTTTCCTATCAAATAAATAAATAGATACATGTTCACTCATCAGTTGACATAAATCACGATCACCTGTACATATTAAAATTTTTTCATCTTCTTCCCGATTTAAAACATAATACGCAATACAATCGTCTGCTTCAACAATTTCATCTTCAAATTGTTTAATTGATAATTCCTCAAGATATTGTTTAATCCTAATTTTTTGATATTCTAATTCCGCATCTATCTTTTCAAAATTTTCATCATAATTTTTTTTCCTGTTTTGTTTATATTCAGGATAAATATTATGTCTTAATTTACCACTTAATTTTCCATCCCAAAACACAACAATTTGTTTTACATCATTCTCTTTAACTATTTTTCTTAATATAGACATAAATTGATATAGACCTCCAATATGGACTCCATGACTGTTATATAATCCACTGGCACCATGATAAGCGACTTTTAATAATGCATTACCATCTACAATACAAGTAAGTTTAAACGATGTTTTTTTATGTCTTGGTGGTATTTGTCCCATATTCAAATATAACAAAAAAACCCGTAACTGTAAAGCTACGGGTCTTCAAATTAACTAACTAAAAAATTAATCCTCACTAAACATATCATCTACAGTAGATACTTCTTCTTTCTTAATTGAGATCTCTCCACCATCTAAACCTAATTTATTCAACAGATAATCTTTATTCTGTTTCTTATATTGATCAATCTTATCAGGTAACCAATATCCATGTGGAGTAGAACAAATTTTTCCTTCCAATGTAAGACCATTAACCTGATTTTTAACACAACCCAATTTTGTTTCCGTACCAAAATTATAGTTACGACCTTCAAGAGTTGCGGTAAGTTTTGATGTACCGTGAGCAATGATTCCGCCATAATGAAAAATCATTCTTGCTCCGTAGAAAAACGCTTCACCACCTTTATGACGAACAACGTTATTCATACCATCATACCAAATTTTTTGTACTCCTACAAATGTATTGGTATATTTTTTACCTTCTTTTCTTGAGTTAGGAATTCTATTGTTAAGGATAGATTTAAATGAAACTTCAAGAGAATTAGCGTTCCACATATTATTCCTACTTTTTGAGACAATAGATTTATAACAATCTATTGAACCAATTGAATCCCAAAAGATCCATAATTCAGCAGGGAGTTTTTCTTCCATCTGTTGATCGAGAAGTTCGTTTATAAACATTGATATATCCTCAATACAACCTTCACCACGAGATGTTGATCCGTATTTACCTTCATCGTGTTTATATTTACCATACTTCTGTTCGATCAAATCGGTATTCATAAAGATAAAGAAACCATCATAGTTAATAATTTCTCCTGCGTCATTAACAACCTCATTAAATTCAACACCTACATTACGAGCGTATTCCCAATTAAAGTTACCTTCAGTATCAATAATTACAGGAAGAATTCCTAACTTTTGACAGGACGCAATACCTTCATACATTCCTGTAGATTTGCCAGTGTTACTGTAACCCCTCAGAAGAGTTACGTAACCCTTGGCAATCCCACATTTTGTAATATCAGAAAAAGCTTCACCAAGTGGAATCCACTCAAGATCTTTATCTTTTACATTACTCTGTAAACCTGAATTTGTTTTAAAACTTGTCAAATCAAATTCTTGTTTTTTTATTGTTACCCCTTTTTTGGGGGGAGTTTTAGTTCCCATATTAGAATTAATAATTTAATATTTTTTTATTAGAATGGAAAATCATCTTCTCCGTCATTATCATTAGATGCACTTTCAGAAGTTGTTGTTTCTTCTTCATCTGCGTCGTAAGTCTTTAACTTGAACTTCTCTTTAGACTTCGTTTCAGTTTTAGTTTCTTTCTTCTTAGAAAGTTCATCTTTAGAAATTCTGATTTCATCTTCCAATGTTACTGATTCGCGATTTTTGAATTCATCTTCACTAACAAACTTCTTTTGTTCTTTGTCCCAAATAGGTTTTTGTTGTTTAGCCACAATTTCCAAGTAAGTCATGTCTTTTGGACGATAAACATCTTTCCAAGTAGACTCGTCATTATACCATGATTTAGCTTTGTCCTTATCTTCGGTTAGGATTGAAGGATCTTCAGCTTGAATAGAAGTAACCTTACTATTTTTATTTTGGTCTCGACCAATAGTCAAAGTAATGTCTCTACCTTCTCTTGGGTCTGTAATATCCCCACGTTTTTTAAAAATAGGTACGAGTTTATCCATAACACCATCATTAGAATAGTTATGTTTAAATCGATAAAATTTTACCCCTTCAGCTTCTTTATCGCGATCAACTACTTTTGCAATATAAAACTTTTTAGGTTTATAAGTTCTCGCAAGTTTTTTATCTTCTTCACTACCAGTCATACGAAGTGCCTCTTCTACTTCACACAGAGGACATCTATTGTCATCGTTATAATGATTACAATAAATTTTATTCCACTTACCATCAATTTGCATCTCATGCCAATAAGCTTCCGCAAATGGACTCCCCCCTTCTTTGTTAGGAAGGATTCTAATAGTTTTTTCGTCAGAGGTTTGGCCTTGTTGTAATTTGTCAGAAAAATACTTAGTGAGGTCAACTTTTTCGTACTCTGAACTACCAAAAGTTTTGTTTTTTTCGTACTGATTTAAAATACTATCAAGTACCGAGGCTTTTGAATTTTCTTTTCCCATAATTTTTTAGTTTTAAAAGTTTATGGTACAAAGATAATAAAAATATTAATACAAGTAAATAGGTGGTCGACTAATTAAAGATTATAATCTTGATCTTCAGGATTTTTGATATCAAAAGAATTTTTTATGTTTGAAGCATTATAATCTTTTTTCACTTCATCAGGTGTTAATGTATATTCTTTTTCTTGGTTATCAAGTTCTTCTGTTTCTTCTGACCAAAAATCGGATAATTTAACATTATAAGGAAAAGAATCCATAGCCCTCATCTCTAATTTTTCAACAGGGGTTGGTAATCTTTTATCCAAATCTTTTTCTAATTCATCCATTCTACTTAAAATTTGATCGAATGAAGACATTTTAGTTTCAAATTCATCGAATTTAGATAAAAGGGTATTTAAAAGTTCATTAGTTCCTTCAATCTTATCTTTAGTATCTTTTGTTGAATTGACTAGATCTGTAATATCTAATTCCACTTCACCACTTTCGTTTGGTGTAGGTTCTTCCATAGGTGGTACATCGGCAGGTGCTGATAACTCAGGTGAAGTTTCTGGTGTAGCAGGTGCTCCCGTAGGTTCAGCAGGTGGTTCAGGTGCAGCTGCATCGGCAGGTGTCGCTTCTTGTTCATCCATGCCACTAGGCATGTAAAAATTATATTCCACCAATATTTGGTGTTTTTTCAATGCTTCTGCTAATCTGTTCTTTTCCACTTATATCAATAATTGTCTACCGTCGTTTGTTATATATTTCTTTTCTACTCTCTCAATAACGTCTTGAGGTTGTTTTATGTAACATTCTTCTCCTTGGCACTCTTCTTTTTTAGAAGAACCAATAAAATCTTCTAATTTTTTCTTTAAATCTTCAGGATTTTGTATTTTATTGTTTTCCATACTAATCTATTTACTATATAAATATTACGAATCCAATAAAAGTTTTTCTACGGATTTAATTACTAATTCGTCATTTTGGATTAAAAGGAACGTGTCTTGATATTTATCCCAATCAATACTATATTCCTTATAGTTTATATTACCAGGAATTAAATCGTACTCCCTCTCAATCAATTTATTTAGTGCATTTATAGTATAAAATGTAGATCCTTTTTTATGTATTAGAGATGTATTTCTAAAAACACTTTTTAGATCTAAT